ATCAGATTAATCTTTACTGGAAATACAACCAGGCCAAATCAAATTGTAAACCCTAACACTAAACATGTGTCAACAACAACCCACTAACCTAATCCGTCTAGGTCGCTACCCTATGAACAAGCAGACAAAACGTCAGCTCGCTCATCACCAACGAGTTTCCCCTCGTGAACAGCGATTCGTCGAAAGATTAACGAAGAAGGCAATCTACAAACATTGCTCACCTGCCTTAGCAGAAGAAGCTATTCATGGCTACCGCCGTTCAGCAACCAACCCAACCGCTGGAGAAGAAGACTTCCTGAAGACAGACCTTCCGTATCACGACATACCTAGAGACTTTCACTATAAACGCGCCCTCCGCGTAGTCGAAAAGATTTTCCGCCCGAAACGCCGCTTAAAGCCTATCGCTTTCCCCGACCTTCGCTACTACCCCTGGACAATCTCGACCTCCGCCGAAGCACCGTTCACCGAAAGTGATTACTGGCAACGCACTGTAAGACAGAAAGCAGCAGAAGGAGACATCGACACGAGTAGAATGACTTTTCATAACCTATACAATGAAATCTTCCACATCAACCGTCGCCTCGTTCATGAAATCAAATATGGACGCCAACCCTTTTGGACCGCATCTGGAGAACCCGTACCCTACGAGTTCACTTACTTACACTCTCGCTCCCATATGGTTAAGTCAGACAAGCCCGACAAGATTCGTGCCGTTTTTGGAGTCCCCAAACTCCTACTAATGGTCGAAAACATGTTCATCTGGAATATCCAGCGTGAATACCTTAACGGACCACTTGGCAAATCACCCTTACTATGGGGATTTGAGACTATCCGTGGTGGATGGATGAAGCTTTTAAGCAAGCTGAATTCCCCCGACATCAACAGCATCCTATCAGCAGATTGGAGCGGTTTTGACCACAAAGCCCTTCATGAAGTTATCGATGATGTTCACGATATCTGGAGAACTTGGTTTGACTTCGATCAAGGCTACGAGCCTACTCTAAGCGACACCCATGACTATACCGACACTAAATCTCGAGAACAACAGATCACCCGACTCTGGACTTGGATGTGCCACGCTATTAAGCACACGCCCATCAAAGCAGAATCAGGAAACATGTATCAATGGCAATGGAACGGAATCGCCTCCGGTTTCCAACAGACCCAGCTACTTGATTCATTTGTCAACGCGATCTACCTCCTCACATGCCTATCAGCCTGTGGAATCAACATTGAATCTGACGCCTTTATGGCTCTATTTCAAGGTGATGACTCCATCACCGCATTCCCAGAACTTATCCCTGATCCTAAGGCATTCCTCTCGAAATTAAG